TTCTACAAACAGCCCAAACAAGGATCAGTAAAATGGGACGGAAAACCTGCTGTGGTATTTGGTCGCAAGCCCGATACCGGAGAATTTGTGCTCACAGATGATGCAGGATTTGGCGCCGTTGGATACGATGGCCTGTTTACCAGTACCGATGCTGTGGCCGATCACATGGCACAGCGTGATGCCAATGCTGCTGCCAAAGGCAACCAGGCCACCCGAGTGCAAACACTGTTGCCAGTGTATCAGAGTATCTGGCCATATTTGGAAGCTGCTACACCAGAAAACTTCCGTGGCTATGTCAAGGGCGATCTGTTGTACAGTCCCGAAAAGCCCTGGGAAATAAATGCAGGTCTTGTGGAATTCAAACCAAACACTGTGGAATACAGAATTCCAGTTGCCAGCAAACTGGGCAAGGACATTGCAGGATCTCAAGTTGGGGTTGCTGTGCATACCATGTACGAAGATGCAGGAGCTGCCAAGCAACCACTCAGCAGAGTCAAGTTCAATCCTGTGCCCGGCCTGTTGTTGATCGAGCCCATATATGCTAAACCTGTGGAAACAGCAGATCCCATTGTCAAACAAATCAAGTCACTGTTGCGTCAAAACCGAGCAGTCATGAATACCTTGTTTAATCCTGCTGAATTACGAGCTATGAAAATAACTGACTTGGCCAAGCTGGCAATAGACTACATCAACAAGCGTGTGGATCCAAATCACGCAGCCTACACCGGCAATTTCAGCGATCTTGTGCCGGGATTTTTAGCCTGGTTGCAACAGACCCAGACACCGCAAAAGTACAACAACATTCTGCAATATCTGCGCAGCCCCACCAGCAATGAACAAGCCTTGGCTGCTGCCTTTGTGTTGTTTGAATTGCTGCATGATCTAAAACTGGACCTGTTGACCAAGCTGGATGCACAAGTGCCCGGCAATGAAGGATGGGTGTTTGCAACCCCTGCAGGTTATGGTAAAGCAGTAAATCGCTTTGATTTCACAGCCAGAAACAAAGCTCGAAACAATCCACCAACATCGTAATTTTTTGCCAATTTCATAAATAAGAGTAGGGCAAGTAGCCCACTTTTTAGGAGATTTTCAAATGGCAATTTTTACAAAAACAAACGGCACGAATCAACCAGTATTCAACATGGATACAGCCAATGGCAACATCGGCGGAACAGCTAACATTGCTGCAACTGGTTCAGTTAACTTCCAAGGTCCCAAGCTGGATTTCTTCAGCTTGGTGGCCAATGGTGCGTTGACTACATCAGCAAACGTCAATGGCTACATCAACAATGTGTTGCAAGCTATTCAGACCAAGGGCACTGTGGCCATGTATCAAGTTAGCCCAGCAGCACCAACAGTGTTGAACCTGGCTATCTATCCAACAGGCGCATACACTGCTGCTACATTGTTGACCACTGCTAATACCAGTGCCACAGTGGCATCTGGTGGTCAGAACTTGGAATTGAGTTCAGCAGCCGGCAATGCAGTATTCACTACTGCTGCTACCAACTTTGCTCCTGTCTAATACTAGATAGTAGTAAAAAATCAAGGCCCTGGTTTATTTCCGGGGCTTTTTTTTGGCCGTAAATACCTCATGGCATATAGTATTTGTGTATTGACTGATTTTGATTGTAGACCCACTGGTGTTACAGGACATTTTCGAACAAACGTCTTGCCGTTTGTGGATCGAGCTGATCAATCAATAACCAATTTTGACTCCTGGAACAGCAGTAGAAATCAACAACGCAACTGGGAAACCCTATTGCAATTGATAGGACTGTACACACAGCCGCAACACATATCTAACATACGAATGCAAAACGGTCGTTGGGAATTTGAGTTTGAAACAGAGTTCGATGATGTGTTCAGACTCAATGAAGACCCAGTGGGCTTGCTCAAACAAGCATGCCGTGGCGTTCCAATCATCAACTATGTTCAACAACAACTGACCACACTACTACAACCAGACGTGAACATTTGGTTCTATCCAAAAGGCCATAAATAATTCATGGACACAACAGAAATTGAAAAGAAGAGCCTGGAAGCGCATGTAGAGCTCTGCGCCGAACGTTATCGCCATCTAGAACTGCAACTAGATTCTGCCAATTCTGCTATCAGTCGACTAAAAGACATGACAGAAGAAGTGCATGCCATGATGCATAAAATTGTGGACAATCGAAACAATCAATTGATAAACTGGGGACTTGGATCTATTGGGTTCTTGTTGGCCACTGTTGGTTGGTTGTTATCACACTACGTATTCAAATGAAAGCCAGCCGCAAATTGGCCGCCCTGGCCGAAAGAGAACTGCCTCATCTGCTGGAAAATGTCATTGTGGAAGACGGGGAAAAATATCGTGCTTTTGGCAAATACACAATACAGCCCAGAGATCCGGGATTTGACGTTTCCATAAGAGACGATGCTGTGGGCAAATTTAGCACCACTAAATCTGCACTTGCCTGGTGTATAGCCGACAGATTAAACTATTTTAATCTTGCTAGACAAATACAAGAGCTAGATCAATCACTCACACGATTACGCAATGACATTTACATCCGTAAGAACATTGCAGATCGTATGTCGGGAACTGCCTGGGAAACTGTAATAACTAAAGTATCCTACCGACAAGACCAAAGTCAACTGCTGGAACAAGAGTTGACAAAATGTATAAATTTGGCTAAATACTGGCAACTACGAGGAAACTCAAATGAAACTAAACGAACTGGCCGTAACACGCCCCACACAACAAATCGCTAAGGTATTCGAGAGTCATTTTGATCAACAAGTTCAATTTGACTTAATGAATCGCGGTCAACTGCACAACATGTATCGCAAGGTGCGTGGGGTATTGTCCGAACACAGAAGCGGTCCTGCACGTCACACCAGTGAGCGTAACCCTGCTTACCTGAAATTGATGATGATGGAACAGGCACTTGCAGAAAAAATCTACGAAGATGAAATGGCCGCTGCCAACGCTGCTGCACCTGCGCCAGGAGTAAATCCCCAACAGGCTGCTGCCATGGCTGCCAAGCAAAAGATGGACCAGAAGACACAGATACAAAAAGAACTTGAAGATCTGAAAAAACAAGTAACCGACAAGCAGAACGAACTTACCAATCTCAGCAGCACTACCTCAGTTCAAGAACATCGTCGTCGTGCGCAAACTTATGGATACTATCTCAGCGAAAGCGAAGTTCAGCAAGCCCAAGTGGTCCTGGCTGCACAAGACATGGTTGACAAAATGCAAGGCATGATTGAAGACACCACTGAGATGCAATTTAAAGAATTGCCAGCCTTGGTCGATTCAATTAAAAATCAAATTGGTGCTGATCAAGCAGCACAGTTCAACAATGATGCACAAGCAGCATTGACCGGACTGGTTCAGAATCTGCAAGGCAGCAAACAACAGCTGGAACAAGCTCTTGGTGTGGTAACTGGTCAAGGCCCTGTTGAAATGCCCGGAGCTGAAATGGCTCCACCTCCACCAGCCGGCGAAGAACAAATTGATCCAAGCATGACTGCACCCTCTCCTGAACAAGAACTAGATGCAGCAGCCGTTGGCCCTGCAGCATCTCTAGGACGAGAGCGCAGATAATGCGAATTGATGAAGTAGCTGTAGACGACACCGCAGACAAATTATTGGCCTTGGCCCAATTTGCTGTGGGCCGTGCCACAGATACCTCAGCAAAACTACAGATGCCTGTTCAGGCATTTATCAATCGTGCTAGAAATATTGGGATTGATATCACTCCTGATACTTTGCAAAGCCTAGTTGGCCAACCGCCACTAAGTGGCATAATAGAACCCATGTCGCCAGATGCCACTGAATTGATATTCAAGGGCGGCGAACAACCTGGACCCACAACTATGCCGGTAAATCAAGCACAAAACATCGTGGCACAGGCTGCCAAATCAGCCATGAACAAAGACCGTAATCTCGGTTGATTCAAACTGGTTGACTAGTTGGCCTGTTGGTAGTATACTCAACAAAAGGAACCAGTATGGCTTATTCAAATCAAGTAATCGATCACTACGAAAACCCCCGCAACGTGGGCAGCTTTGAAAAAGGCGATGAGGACGTTGGCACAGGCATGGTAGGTGCACCGGCTTGCGGTGACGTAATGAAATTACAAATAAAGGTTGACAATGATACAGGTATTATTACAGATGCAAAATTTAAAACGTATGGCTGCGGATCGGCTATTGCGAGTTCGAGCCTCATTACCGAATGGGTCAAAGGAATGCACATCGACAAAGCAGGAACAATCAAGAATTCAGAAATTGCCGAAGAACTAGCATTACCCCCTGTCAAGATCCACTGCTCAATCCTGGCCGAAGACGCCATCAAGGCCGCAGTAGCAGATTACAAGAGCAAGCATGATCTCCTTAACTGATGATGCTGCTAGAAAAATAACACAAACCATTCAACGTCGCGGCCATGGTATTGGTATTCGTGTTGGCGTAAGAACCACAGGTTGCTCTGGACTTGCCTATGTGCTAGAATATGTGGATACAGCACAGCCTGAAGATATCTGCATAGACTGTGCCAACTGCAAATTGTTTGTTGATCCCAAAAGTTGTGCCTATCTTCAAGGACTTGAAGTAGACTACACAAGACAAGGACTCAATGAAGGATTCAAATTTTCAAATCCCAACGCCAGAGATTATTGCGGATGTGGAGAAAGTTTTAGAGTTTAAATGATAGTCAACAGATACAACTACACACCCATCAATAGAGAAACAATAGACGGCAAACGACACTACTGTTTGCCCGACGGCAGCAAGGTGCCCAGTGTAACCACAATCCTGGACCGAACCAAGAGTGAAGAAAAACGTCAGGTCTTGGCCAACTGGCGTAAACGAGTGGGCGAACAAAAAGCACAAGAAATTACCACAGAAGCAGCAAACCGTGGCACCCGAATGCATGCGTATCTTGAGCACTACATGTTGAATGATGACATGAAGCCCTTGCCTGGCAATCCTTTTGCACACCCTTCATGGTTCATGGCCGCAGAAGTTATCTTACAAGGCCTGTGCCATGTGAATGAATTTTGGGGTGCAGAAGTTCCTGTTTATTATAGTGGGTTATATGCTGGCACCACAGACTGTTTGGGTGTGTGGAAAAACAAGCCTGCTATCATGGATTTCAAACAAACCAACAAACCCAAAAAACGTGAATGGATTGATGATTATTTTGTGCAGTTGGCAGCGTATGCAGCGGCACACAACGAAACCCACAGTACAACCATTGACTGCGGTGTTATTTTGATGGCACAACAGCCCGACCTGCTGGCTGATGGTAGCCTGAGCAAGCCCGTATACACAGAGTACGTAATCGAAGGCGATGAGTTTGCACACTGGACCAATGAGTGGATGAAGCGAGTTGAACAGTACTACGCCACACGCTAAATACAGCACAGAATCAGGATTCATATGGCAATTGTACAAGTTAGTCGCATCACAAACCGTAAAGGTCTAGCAGAAAATCTGCCGCAATTGGCCGGTGCAGAATTGGGCTGGGCTATCGACGAACGCAGATTATATATCGGCAATGGCACCCTTCAAGATGGTGCCCCGGTGGTTGGCAATACTGAAGTTCTCACAGAGTTTTCGGATTTGCTGTTGGTAAATGGAGCATACACCTACCAAGGTGCTGCTGCTGGATACACTGTGCAAACTGGTGCCACATCAGGCAGCCCAGTTAGTTTGAATTTACAAAACTGGTTGGATCAATTTGCCAGTGTGCTGGACTTTGGTGCAGTAGGCGATGGTGTCACAGATGATACGGCTGCTATCAATCGCGCATTGTATCAGTTGTTCTGTAGAGAAATTAATCCACAAATTCGCCGGTCGTTGTTCTTCCCGGCCGGCGTTTACTTGGTTACTGAATCAATTATAATTCCGCCTTATGCCAGACTCTACGGCGAAGGTGCAAACTCTAGTGTCATTACGTTAGACACATCAAACCCACTTACTGAATATGTAGCACGTTTTGGCGACAGTCTACAACAGACAGGTGTAAACATTGGAAATAACGGTGCTATTGCACCTACTAATATTGAAATTGCTTCCCTAGGATTCCAGTCATTGGCAATCACAGACGTTATGCTGGTCCAAGACGCCAGTTTCTGCACATTTACCGATGTTGGTTTTAACGGACCATTGGTTCAGGCCGATCTTGTGACAGATGCTGACAATATGGCATGTGTGCGGTTCGACTCAACTCTCAGTTTGATCTGCAACAACATCACATTCCGTAGATGCAGTTTTACAGGTACTACCTGGGCGTTCAATACCGCCAACGAAACACAAGGATGCGTGGTAACTGAAAGTCGATTTGACACATTGTTCCAAGGTGTGCTGTTGGGTGACCCTGCACCTGTGAATGGTGGACCAACCGGATTCCGAATCCTGGGCAACAGCTTTGATAATATCTATGCTGAAGGTATCAAAATTGCTGCCAACACCGGACTCAATGCTTCGGGCTACAATGTATTCTATGACGTTGGCAACCACTTCAATGGAACCACAAGTCCAGCCACATCAGTAATCAACTTCCTGGGAGAACAAAACGTCAGCATAGGTGACATGTTTGAGCGCACTTCCGTTTATGCTACTACCTATCCACGAATCAACATAAATGATGGAGTTAATCTTGCGTATGAAAGTGCCGACCAAATCAAGCAAGGCACCTATGTAAGAGAAACAGGGCAGGCTCTGACCTTGGTAGATAACACTGCTGGACAAGTTATAACCACATTTGATGCAACCAAAATTCGTGCAGTGCAAATCAATTACACTATTGTGAGAACAGTTGACATTCAAACCGGAGTGTATTTTATTGTGGCAGGCACAGATGCAGCAGGCACCGGATTAACTGGACAAGATACCAGTGTAAACAATGGCACAGGTCCGGGCGTGACATTTGCTGTGAGCGAAACAGCCAGTGTGGTATCTTGGACCGCAACCACTTCCGGTACCGGTAATGCTGGTACTATTCAATATTCAATAACACACCTAGCATAAAAAGCGATGTGGCTTCCCACTTTTGCTCAACGGCTTGACAGTTGGTCACAACTCCGGGACCAGGCCGCTCAGGTTGATTCAGAATCAGCCCTGCACCTGATCAACGCCTGGTGGTTTTGTACTCCCTGGCGTGCATACCATCTGCACTGGGATGATCAGTCCACTTGGCCAGATCCCTGGCAATTATTGAGCGATAACATGTACTGCGGTCTTGCTCGCGGGCTAGGAATCATGTATACTATAGCTATGCTGGACCACTCGGAAATGCAGGATTCTCACTTGGTAGACACTGATAGTGACAATTTAGTCCTAGTTGCCCAAAAGAAATATATATTGAATTGGGGGCCGGAACAAGTGTTAAATATCGATCCAGGACCTTATAAAGTTCATCATAGTGTTTCGCTACAAGAAATAAAACAACAAATTAAATAATAATGAAAACAATCATAGTACAAAAGCGCAATGGCCTTCGCGAGCCGCTGGCGTTGGAAAAATGGCAGACACAGATTGCAAAAGTATGCTCAGGCATTGCAGATGTTAGTCAGAGCATGGTAGAAATCAAGGCACAATTGCATTTTTATGATGGCATTACCACCAGAGAAATAGATGGCATCACACTCAGAGCCATTGTTGATCTAATCGACGTGGAATCAAATCCTGGAGTTGGACACACCAACTATCAGTTTGTGGCCGGCAAGCAACGACTATCAATGTTGAGAAAAGACGTTTATGGTGCCTACACGCCTCCTCACCTGTATGACATTGTAAAGACCAATGTGGCCACAGGCCTATACACTCCTGAGTTGCTGGAGTGGTATACTGAAGATGACTGGAACCGCATGAATGACATGCTGGATCATGCCAAGGACGAACAATACAGTTATGCAGCCATTGAGCAGCTGATTGAAAAGTATCTGGTAAAAAATCGTTCAACAGGACAAACTTATGAAACTCCGCAAATTAGATACATGGTCGCGGCCGCTACTGTATTTCACTCAGAAGAACCGAACTCGGCAAGAATGCGCTATATCAAAGAATATTACAATGCAGCGAGTGATGGTCTTTTTACTCTTGCTACACCTGTGCTTGCAGGGCTTGGCACTCCTACTAAACAGTTTTCTAGTTGTGTGCTTATCAGGAGTGACGACGATCTTGATAGTATATTTGCTTCTGGTGAGATGATGGCCAAGTATGCCAGCAAGCGAGCTGGCATTGGATTGGAGATTGGACGTCTACGTCCATTGGGATCACCCATTCGTGGTGGAGAAATCATGCACACAGGTATGATTCCATTCTTGAAGAAATGGTTTGGAGACTTGCGTTCATGCTCACAAGGTGGCATTCGCAATGCATCAGCCACAGTGTTCTATCCCATATGGCATCATCAGTTTGACGATCTCATTGTGCTCAAGAACAATCAAGGCACAGAAGAAACTCGAGTCAGACACATGGACTATGGTGTGGTCCTCTCCGCCTTCTTCTGGAGACGATTCAAGAACAAAGAACAAATAACATTCTTTGACCCCAACGAAGTTCCGGATCTGTATCAAGCCTTCTACAGCAATACAGAACTGTTTGAAGAGCTGTATGTCAAATACGAAAAGCGCAAGGACCTTCGCAAGAAGACCATGAGCGCAGAAGAAGTATTCAAGGGTGGCATCTTGAAAGAGCGCACAGACACCGGACGTATCTATCTGGTGTTCATTGACAACGTGATGAAGCAGGGTCCATTTGATCCTGAGTATCATACCATCTACCAGAGTAACCTTTGCTGTGAAATACTTTTACCAACAAAATCATTCAAAAGACTCGACGACGCAGAAGGACGTATTGCGCTCTGCACACTTGGCTCAATCAACTGGGGAGCTTTCAGGAATCCCGAAGATATGCGCCGTGCTTGCCGTATTCTACACCGCAGCCTTAACAATATACTTGATTATCAAGATTTTCTAAGTATACAATCCAAACTAAGCAATGATGAAATTCGCCCCTTAGGTATTGGCATCACAAATCTTGCATACTGGCACGCCAAGCGTGGACTGCAATATGGTGAAAAGGATGCGCTAGGAGAAGTTAAGAGTTGGATGGAACACCTGGCATTTTACTTGACCGAAGCCAGTGTGGAACTGGCTAAGGAACGTGGCAAATGTCTGGGCAGTGATCACACACGCTATGGCCAAGGCACATTCCCCTGGGAACTACGTGCTCAGGGTGTGAATGAACTTGCAGACTTTGCTCCTGAGCTGCCATGGGAAGCTCTGCGCTCAGAAATGAAAACACATGGGGTACGCAATGCCACACAAATGGCAGTGGCTCCTGTGGAATCCAGCTCAGTCGTGATCAATTCAACCAATGGCATTGAAATGCCCATGAGCTTGATCAGTGTGAAAGAATCCAAGGCCGGCAGCCTGACACAGGTGGTCCCAGAATATCACAAACTCAAGAACCGGTATCAACTGATGTGGGAACAAAAAGACTGTGACGGCTACTTGAAGACCGCAGCAGTGATTGCTGCCTATGTGGACCAGAGCATCAGCACCAACACATTTTACAATCCTGCACACTTTGCAGATCGTAAGGTGCCAACTACTCTGATTGCTCGCAACTTGATGCAGTCACACTACTGGGGTCTGAAGACTTTTTACTACAGCCTGATCAACAAAACAGGCAGCAAGAATGTCACAGAAGATGCTCCACTAGAAGTGATTGATTTTGATGATCAAGAGGATTGTGAAGCATGCAAATTGTAACAGCAGCATGGAGACTATGGGCCAAGGCACTAGGAGAAAAAGCCTGTGCAAATAACAGCGATGCGGATCGTGTGGCCCTGGTAAGAACTGCTATAATTGCA